CTCCAGGGTGGTGCCCCCATGGGCACCACCCTGGAGGCTGCATCACCGAAGAGGTCGTTGAAGTTCATCCCCTGAACGTTGACCTCTTGCGGATCCTTCATGCCCTCCTGGGCTTCTTGGTACTGAGCCTGCTCGCCGTAACCGGCGTTGGGCAGGTTACGGTTAGCCTCACCGACCGCCTTGTCGGTTCGCTTGCTGAACTGGCCGGGGCCAGCGACTTCTGCCATGTTTACTCCTAGATGTAGTGGGGCGAGACCCTGCTTCGTTTAAGATACGGCGGCTGCATCTACCCGCATCCCCCACTTCATCACTTCGGCATGTGCTTGTCGGTGCCTCGGGTGAGGTTGTCCGGGTCGAACGTGCCGGTCTGGACCGGGCCGAACTGGCGCCAGTCGGACTTGGAAACTTCCTGGTTCAGACGATCCGGACCGATGTTGCCGTCCTGGTCGTAGAAGCTCAGCTCGGGCGCCTCGAGCGCCCGGCCCTTCTCGGAGCTCCACACTCCGTCGGGGCCATGGTCGCCAGCGAACCACTCGCCACGGATGTTACCCTCGTGGCCCGAGCCGCTGTGAACCTGATTGAGACCCATAAGTCTCTCCTTCGCATCAGATAGGTGATTGCCTTCTGGCCTGAGCGCTCATCGTCGCCTGGCCCTTGCTGTTCAAACCTGACAGCAAGCTCATGAGGTCACGGCCTTGAGGTTGCCCCTGCTGGGGTGTCACACCGGCCATATTAGCCCCTTCGCCGCCCGGTTGGCCCGGAGGTCCACCCTGTCCCGGCTGGCCGCTTAGAGCGGCTTCCAGAGGGCTCATGGCCTGCGCCTGAGCTGGCTGCTCCTTGGGCTTGAAGACCTCAAGGACGGCGTCGTGAACAGCCTTGCCCTTCTCTCTCAGCTCGATCAACTTGGCTACCTTCTGAAGCTCAGGCACCGGATCGAACTGACCTTGCGACTGCAGGGCCATCTGAGGGATGGCCTGCATGTAACCCATGACACCCTGCTTGAGGGCGTCGGTGAACTGTTCATTGTCGATCTGCTGCTGCATCTGGACAACGTCGATGTTCATAGGGAGCTGTCGCTGGAAGAAGTCTCGGGAGATGAGCTGATCTCCTCGGAGCTGGAGAAGCCCCACGATTGCCCTGGCAGGATCCTGTCCAGCAGCGAAGCCGTAAGTGACGTCAACCGTATAGTCGCCGTCGATATCCTTTGCAGGCTGGTAGGTCTCCTCGAAGGGGGAACCCTGGACGGTTCCCCTGATCGTCTTCTTATGTTCACCCCAGAGCTTCTCGTCCATCTCGAAGGCCAGATTGATGGCGATACGGAGAGCCTCGCCGATCACGGACTGACCGGTGGTGATGACCGTGTTGAAGCCGCCCATAAGGGCCTGTACGCCACGACCTGTGATGATCGAGGCATCCATGTTCCCGGAGCGAGCCTCGGGCGTCCTGGTGCCTGTACGCAGCTCCTGCTCGAGAACCTGCGACTCCTGGAGCGGGGCCACGTTGTTGGCCAGGCCGACACGCACCACCTTGTCCGGGTTGTCGGTCCGGATGATGGCGTCATCGCCGAAGGTCATCTTCTGGACGTCGCGGGGGACAGCCAGGGGAGCGCGAGTGTTCTTCTCGGCCGCCTCGAGTCCGAGCAGCGCCATCCTCGACTTGGCCAGCTGAATCCAGATGGCATCGTCGAATGCACCACGAACCTCGTTGTCGTAGCCCGGGCGCTTGCCGATCGAGACGAAGATCTTGCCGAGCGGGTTCTCCATCCGGTCAACGACCTGATTCCCGTGCTGAGGCAGGTACATCACGATCTGCTCGTTGTCGACGTACTTGGCTACCTCGATCTCCCGCTCCTCCCAGCCTGCGGCCGGGCCTCGGGAGTTGTTGCCGACGAGGACACGCTGGAGCATCGGGTACTTGGCGACGAGGTGGATAGCCTCTTCCCGCCAGACCTTGGAGTAGCTCTTCAGGCGGCCGAAGATGTCCCACTCCGGATAGACGCCCATAGGGTTCTCGACCCGGATGTGAGGACGCTTCTCCTCGAAGTCCGGCTCGATCACATAGATCGCCATGCCGTACGTCAGGTAGTTGTCAGATGCGGTGATCTGCTTGCCAGCGTACAGTCTCGACTCGATGAGGTACCAGTTAGCGATCTTTGTCTTTCTCGAGTTGAACTGCTTCGCCTTGTTGGTCGTCATGATGCTGGTCGTGCAGTTGACAGAGGGCATGACGCCCATCACCTCAGCCATGTCCCGAGCCGAGGTGTCGACCAGGTTGGCCACGATAGGCTTGGGCCACGCCTCAGGCATAGACCCAGGGATCACCGTATCGATGTCGCCAGAGCGAACATCGTGAACATCCCGGTGGCGCTGGTCCCTGTCAGCGGATGCCCTTCTCAGTGACTCAACCTTGCCGAAGATGTTATCGAGTGTGAGGGCCATGCCACCTCCTAGTTCACTTGGGCGGAGTCACCTTCAGGCGCTTCCACGTTTCGCGGCCAGGGACGCCGTCAGCGTCCGAACCGCTCCATCCCTGCTTCTGCTGGAACCACCTCACGGCCTTCTTGTCGGCCATGGTGAAGGTCGGTCCCGGTCCGTTCTTGTAGCCCTTGTAGCCAGCCCTGACGAGAGCCCTGCCGAGCTCGGTCACCAGCTTGCTGTTGCGGCCGATGAAGAAGAACTTGTCACCCGGATAGGCTGCGTAGTGAGGTGCAGGCTTGTCGGCGACGACACCTGCGATCTCCTTCGCCCGCAGCACGATCTTGGGGAGCTGCGCTACGATCTTACTGCCAGGGCAGGAGGTGTGGCCGCCCCAGGCGGCACCGCCGAGAGCGTGGTATGCGAGCCCCTTGTCGCCGACCTTGGTCGCCAGCTTGAGGGGGACACCGTAAGTCTTATGGACCCAGGCGAACACCTGGGCGATCTCTTCGATCTGCTTATCGGTGAGCGAGTCGCCGCCTCGACCTTCGTTCTCGATCGAGAGATACGTGCGGTTACCAGAACCCTGGGCCCAAGCCCGGTCCTTGGTGTCGACCCACTGTCGGAGTTCACCATCCTTGCCGGTACCGAAGTGACTGGATGCCTGCGACCTGGTGTTGTCGAACCATGCTTGAGAACCCTCAAGGGTTCCATCCATGATGTGTACGACAAGTCCAAGTACCTGCTCCTGACCTCCTTCGGTATAGTTGCGGACAGCGCGCCACTTGGCGCCTGCGAACTTAGCCACTGCTACTCCTTATCATCCGCCCCACCAGTCCCCCTGGCCGTCCAGGAGGTTCGTCTGGCTGAGGTAGTCCAGGTCGACCGTGACCTGCTTGCGCCGGTCCCGCTCTGATTGATAGTCGTTGTTGACGTGGAAGACGGACTCGATGTCGTTGACCAGCTCACGTGCCCGGGTCTCTGCGAACCAGAGGGCCATCACTGTGTCCTGCTTGGCCTTGGTCTGAGGGAACCATGTGGTGAGCTGCTCGACGAGGGCCTTGACGCCCTCTTGCTGGGAGCGGGAAGGGAGTCGGATGAGTCCACGATCTTCCAGTGCTCCATCGAACAGCATGCTCATAGAGGCGACGCCGAAGTCGGCGTCGTTCTTGTTGTTACCGGTGAAGTGTTCCTTCAGGATCGTGCCCCTGCTGCCGAGGAAGTTCCGGAGGTCACGGTTCTGGGTGACCATCAGGTTCATCGCGTTCTTCTCGATGACCCACTCGTGCATGTGGTACTTGACGGTCCAGTCCTTCAGCTTGTCGAAGAGGTCGTCTGGCTTCTGGTTTGGAGCAGTCCATACATCGAGGACATAGCGCACACCGGACATACGATCCACGCCGAGTACCACTGCTGCTGCATGGCCGGTGATCGCTGGGTCGAAGCCTCCGACAACGTACAGTCCGTCCATGCCGTGAGGTCGATGGCCAGGTGCTCCTGGGGACATGAGTCCGGCAGCCCGCATTCCGTCAATACTTGCTGCAACCTTGTTGGCTGGGAAGATCGCATCCTCAACCACCTGCTCCTGTTGGTAGACCATCTTCCAGTTCTGGGGCGAGCTGGTGGCTCGCCTGCGTGCTAGCGCCTTGCCTGAGTGCCAGGGGTAGAGTCCGTCCGGCCCTGGTTCCACCAGCTTTCTTGCTCCGAGCGACACAGGGGGTCGGTTGGTCCAGGGTGCGAGAACAATCCAGTCGTCGGGTGACTCAGCGAACTCAAGTACCGCAGGCTGGGTGAGGTAGGTCCAGGGAGACTCTTCGTCCTGTCCGTACCACTCTGGCTTCTGGATTTCACTATAGAGTTCAACCGGAGCCAGTCGCGTGCCAACCAGGAGTAGAACTCCGCCAGGGTAGGTGAGACGGTTGATGACCTCTCGTTGGATCCAGTCGATCTGCTTCTCAAACTCATGAGCGTTCTTACCCGTCACTGTGTCGTCGAGGATGATGAGGTCGGCTCGGTTACCGTAGATCTGGCCGTTCATGCCCAGAGCCTGCACGGTGGGCGTAGCCTCACCGGAGTCTCGGGCTTCAGCGTTCACGTAGATAGAGTCGGCCGTCCACGACGCGGAGTTCGCGTCGAAGCCGCCGTCCGGGGCGAAGTCGTACTGGAGCTTCTTGTATGCCGTGTTCGCCCCCGCCAGACGATCCTTGATCGCCCGGAGGAACCTCTTGGCCATCTCCTGGGTCTGGGACACGATGATGATACGGATGTTCGGGTCCTGGCAGATCCGCCACGTCGTGTAGTTCACCGTGATGGTTGTGGACTTCGCATGCTCCGGAGGAGTGTTGACTATGATCATGCCCGGGTCTCCGGGCTTGTAGATCTGGCTCTCATGAAGATTACGGGGCGGACGTCCCTCCAGGACGTCGTACCACTGAAGCTGATGGTTAAAGAGCTGAGTATCGAGGTACTCACGGCAGAAGTCCGGGAAGTCGGGGACTTCCTTGTCGGAAGTCATCGAAGAAGCGCTCTCCATGTTGGAGAGCCGCTTGTACTCTTCTCTGAACTGCTTGTCGGACTCCTTATAGTACTGAACGGCCTGCTTGGTGATGCCGAGGTCCGAGACTGCCTTGGACATCGGGATACCCTTCCTCAGGTAGGTGAGGATCGTATCCTTCTTCTCTCGGGTAGTCCTGTTGACCGGACGAGGCATCTTAGCTCCTATAACCTATATGTCTACGTTGATCCCGCGAAGCGGATCAGGAAGGACCAACTTTGTTCACCTTGCCTCCGGCTGCTTGCTCCTTCTCTGCTCCCCGGCCACAGGGCCGGGGTGCTAGCCAGCGGGGAGAGATTCCGGGAAGGAGAAGTCTGCTAGTACTATGTAGGCAAGCCCTTCAGGGGCTTGCCGTCTTGTAGGTCTACTGTAGGGCTGCCCTTGAGGGGCAGCCTACTAGGTGGCTTGTCCCGATCCCGCTTCGCTGATCATCTAGTACTACTAGTAGTATGAGGGCCGACTTGGCCAGGTGGACAGGAACTTTGCCAAACTTTTACCAAACTACTTCGGAGAGTAACCACAGACTACCATCTTGGTCTACGGAGAGTGACAGAAGACCTACTAGGAGAGGTCAAGTTTTATGGCAAATTTATGGGGGGTCTCACCCATCCCATCCCGGCCCCAGGTTACAATGCCCGGGTCTGTCCTAGTTTGTCCGCCCACTGTGTGTGTCCAGTTGGTCACGATGTGTCCTAGTTTGAGCAGCACGATGGCTGTCCGGTGTGTCACGATGTGTCCGAGTTGGCCAGCTTGTGTTGATATGTACATGATGAGCGATGATGTGTGTATATGCCATGAGATGGGCTAGTTTCAACAGATTGTTGAAGGTTTGCCCTTGATGTGGGGGAGGGACTATGTCCTGACATACCAAGCGGCACGTACCAGGCAGTATGTCCTGACACGCAGGACAGCCTTAGTTATCGTCACTCTGACGATATGGGCAGCGCTCAGATGAGCAGCCACCATGCTCAAACGAGCAGCCTTGTGTATGTATATAGGGGACAGGGCCAGCAGTTTGCAGTTGCGTGGTTCACTGAAGAATCGGACATTCCACCACGTTCTAGCCCAGCTTTGTAGCAAGTTTTGTATTGTTGTAGCCTGCAGCTACCCGATGTGTCCGAGTTGCCCGGCTTCCCCCGCTATGGGCCAGGCATGAGGCCTGGCCTGCCAGTTCCATGATTCTTTAGGGAATTTCCTAGATCCAAGCGTTTGCAATGGGCGTTACGAACAGCAAAGAGGCTTGATCAACATGTGCTCTGACCTGGGAAGGTAGACAGGGATGGCTGCAAAGGCGCTTAGTTATCCCTGTCAGCACGACGGACCGGCCAGGACGGCGGCGAGTCGGGCATCGACCTTGATCCTTGAGAACTCAACAGTGACTCGACTCGCAGGGCGCAAGCCCTGCCCAGCACAAGGCTTGTACAGCTCGTGCGAGTGATCCCTCAGTAACCTTCGCGGGGCGGGGAAAGCGTCAGCGCAGCAACACGGCGGTAACCAGGCCTCACAGCGTCACATCGCAAGACGTGATGCGACTGGCCTCCCCGCCCGGCTATCAGCTATTGCGTGAGGTAAAGGCTCACGTAGGCTACGACGGCTATGTCCTGCGCCCCTCAACCTCTTCGGAGTGCCAGAGGGTTTGACACGCCCCTTGAGGGCGTGCAAGAGTCGAGTCACTGCGCGTCGCAAGCGGAGCTTGCTAGCGAAAGCTAGCTCACTTCGTGAGCGGCGCGGCGAGACCTTAAGGTCGAGCCGAACGGGGCCTAACTCACCGCTTAGGCTGCCCCTCACGGGGCGTCGGGTGAGCTGGCTAGAGACAGACCCTCTGCGCTTGAACAGGCAGCCTCTGGTGAACGTTACAGCCGGTCATAACGGTTGGACGGGACAGCATCCGGAGGAGTCGGAGAATCTACGGCTGATCTTTGTGAACTCAATAGTGTGCAGCGTGTGAGCGGGGCGAACGTTGCCCGTCACGCCTCTGGTCCCGACGTAGCGAGGACCCCCTCCAAGCAACACCAAAGCTCTAAGCACTTTGGGGGCGAGCCAACGGTCAGAGGCAAGTTCACACGCATGTCCAAGTTTGGGCAGGCTGAAGCCTGCCCTACATTCCCTGTAAGAGCCATCGGGCGCAGGGTGACAGCACCTAGGGGCAACCCGACAGTCATCACCCTGCGCCCTCTTGGTTCCGCAGAGAAGGAGATCATCATGGACGGATACTCTGACGAGTCGCGCTACACCATCACGTTCTCTGCAGGTGGCTACCTGCATGAGGTGAAGGCGGATGCGTGGATCACGGCAGACGTGCTCGGGGTTGCTATCTCCGCTCGACACGGATCGGCACTCCTGACCCACAACTTCAACGGTGCCCAGGCGGAGTATTGCGACGGGCTGAAGCTGTGGTCCGACAACGACATCACGGAGATCCTGAACTAGGGTCTCTAGGGCGACTAGCAGAGTGGGGGAGTGCGACTCTCCCCCCGCCCACTCGGTTCTACAGGAAAGGGAACATCATGCGGACACTCAAGAGCAAGGTCACCGGACAGGTTGTCGGGGACACCTGCGGGCTCCGTAAGGACGGCTCTGTAGCCGTCCTCTTTGATGATGGCACCATCGTTTGGTACACAGCCGGTGAGTTCGCTGCCAGCTTCCTGGAGGTCTGATCATGGCGCTTAAGCTCGTCGGCATCGTCGACTACAACGACCAGGTGCACTGCCTGGACCATGCGTCCACGGTGTGCAGCTACCGTAGTGAGATCTACTCTATGGATCCCGCTCGGGAGTGCTGGTGTGGCGAGGTCGTCGGTGGCCAGATACCTTCCGCTGCCCACTTCATCAAGATGACCGATGGAGTGAAGGGTAGGCGTGCTCCGGCACGCCGTACGGTAGCGAGGGGTCGTCGATGACACTCATCATCTCTCGGAACGTCTGCCTGGCCATGGCCTGGATGACGATCTTCTACTACGCTTACGGCTTCGGAGGTTAGCGTGGCTAAGTACACAGGGCCTGAGTTCGAGCACTGCAACAGGTGCTCGGAGCCCGCCAGCGAGTACGTCAGATTCCACGGATCCGGCGAGGAGGAGGCGCTCTGCTACTCTCACTGGCATCCGATCCGGCGTACCTGCAAGGTGATCCATTGGATCAACAGGTACGGCAGGTTCATGTACGCTCCGGGCGCCACGACGGGCCCGTTCAGAATCAAGCACCCATAGGGTGTAGGGCGGAGCAGATCGGGAGGGTGCAACTCCCTCCCCGCCCACTAGCGTCACGGCTTGAGCCGTGCGCTGTTCCAAGGGAAGGACACATCATGATTGAGGTCAACATCAACCAGGCGATCGCTGGCGTGAAGGCTATCGTGGCCGTGCATGGCTACGACTACGTCTACACGAAGAAGCGCGTCATCGAGGGGGCCGCTCCGCGCTGCGTCTACGTCTACAACGGGCAGCCTGACTGCCTGGTGGGCAAGTTCCTCGCCTCCCAGGGTGTCAGCATCCGAGACCTTGAGCGTGGCGACACTGCGGCGTTCGGTTCGGCTGCGGAGGACGTGCTCCACGACCTCGCCAGGCGAGGCATCCTGGGCACTGACGGCGAGACCTTCCAGTTCCTCGCCAACCTGCAGTACGAGCAGGACCGTGGAACAACGTGGGGAGAGGCCCTGAGCCGCGCCACGAACGTCATCCTTTTGGGCGACTGAGCGGTACATCGAGACAGCGAAGCTGCTCGATAAAGCCCACGGCTTCGCCGTTGGGCGAGCCAGAGCGGCACACACCTAGGTTCGAGTCCTAGGCTGGCACTGGGGCACTCACGTGCCCCTAATCCCTTACAGGAGGACACAATGGCGGATCACACCATCTACCCGCGCGGTCGGTCTCACTATGTCGCTGCCCTTCAGGCAGCGCGTGACCAGTCGGGGCCGATCCGAAGGGCGACCTCTCCAGTAGAGGAGATGCCTACCGATGCCGACTACTTCCTGTCCCTGGATGGGAAGTCAGGGTACGGTGTCACGATGAACGGTGAACTCGTCGGCCTGTTCTCTCTCGTCCCTGGACGAGGGAAGGACATGG